ATCATAAACAGCCGCGGCAGTGCGCACGAGGCAGAGCTCAACGCCCTCTACAAGCGCGCCAGAGCGCAAGCAGAGGCCGAGTTCAACAAGCAGTACCGGGCCCAGAACGGGGGGCGCTCACCTTGACATAGAGGCCATATAGGCGTACAATGATGACTTCGGTGGGAGATGTCGGCAGTTAGCGACAGCTTACCGATAATGCAGGCAAATCCCATGGGATTAACCTGCGGTTCACTTCTTTACTTCATCACTCATTTACTCAAAGGAAATGCCATGAGCATCAAAAACAACGCGTTGCTGGTCTCGTTTGCATGCGGCAAGCCGCAGCTGACCAAGAAGGACGACAAGGCCACCCACGACGCAGAGTCGGCCAACAACGCCCACGGCGCTGGCCAGTTCCGCAAGGACCTGTACCCCAAGCACCTGATCGCGCCAATCAGCGCAGTCGAGTCCTCGGTGCGGGCCTTCATCGACAGCACCACGTACCCGTGGTCACGGGGCGAGTACCTGCTCCCCACCTTGCGGTTCATGGCCTTCATGGACCGCGTCGCCAAGTACGAGATCGAGTTCAACCAAGCGGTGACCGCGTTCCTCAACAACTGGTCCAACGTCATGGTGCAGGCCCAGCAATCGCAGGGCGCGCTGTTCGACGCATCCGTGTACCCGGACCTGTCCACACTGCGCGACGAGTTCCGGTTTCGCGTCAGCTTGCGCCCGGTGACCGACACTACCGACTTCCGTGTCAAGCTCAGCGAAGAGCAGATGGAACTGCTGCGTGAGAAGGTCGAGGCCGAGGTGCAGGAGAGCACCAGCCGCACTATGGCCGAACCGCTCAAGCGGCTGCGTGAGCACATCGAGCGTTTGCGTGAGGTGGCTGCCAAGCCCGATCGCACGACGATCAACAAGCGCACCGGCTACGAAGAAGTCAAGGCGCCGATCTTCCGCGACTCGGTGGTGGACAACATCATCGAAGAGATCAAGCTGCTGCGCGAATTCGACGAGATACTGCCGCAGGCCATGCTTGACCTCGCCGACGAGATTCACGACGCTGTGCCCGGCCCCAATGCGCTGCGTGACTCGCCCGAGGTGCGCAAGTCTGCGGTCACCATCAGCACCAGCTTGCTGGCGTCCATCGACGAGATGTTGGGAGCGTAAGCATGGCCACCAACACCCGCACCGACACCGAGTCGTTCACCATCGTCGAGCTTCCCAGCACGTACCTCATGGTGCCGTCGCACCTTGTGGGCTCTTTGGTGAACATACTGGCTGCGTCCGAAGCAGTGGACTACGACTGGAGCCCCCGCTCGTACAAGCGGCGCCCGGAAGTTGACCGTCGCAAGTATGCGATCACGCCGCTGACCGTCACTGACCTTGCCAAGATGGCGCTGGAAGAATAGGATTCGGCACTTCGTTTTGTTGCCCGGGCCTACTCATGGGAGCCCTTAATCCCATGGGATTTGTTCACTTCATTCACTTGATCAGGAGTATTTCATCATGCGCGTCGCCAACATCGTCCCCGTCATCGCCAAGCGTTACCTCAACACCGACACCCGCAAGCGCACACTGTTCTTGCGTGGCCCATCGGGCATCGGCAAGTCCGACGTCGTGCACCAAGCCAGCGAGTTTCTGCGCCCACACGTCGACGGCTGGCAAGGGGTCATCGACCTGCGCCTTGGCCAGATGGAGCCCACCGACCTGCGCGGCATCCCGCACATCATCGCCGGCCTTCTCGGGGACGCCCGCACCGAATGGGCACGACCCTCGTTTCTGCCGCAGGCTGGTGGCGGCATCCTGTTCCTCGACGAGATCACGTCCGCGCCTCCCTCGGTGCAGGCCGCTGCGTACCAGCTGTGTCTGACCCCTGCGGATTTCGGCGTCCCGCCCGAGTGGACGGTGCTGGCCGCGGGCAACAACAAGTCCGACCGCGGTGTCACGTTCAACCTCGCAGCACCCCTGCAGAACCGCATGTGCGACGTTCAGGTCACGACCTCGCTGGATGACTTCACGGACTACGCTATCGGCAAGGTCCGCCCCGAAGTGCTGTCGTTCCTGCGTGAGCGTCCTGACCTTCTGCACAAGTTCGACCCCGCGTCCAACGGCGGACAGATCGGCCCGTTTCCTTCGCCGCGTTCGTGGTTTGCAGCCAGCCATGTGCTCGACCTCGACCTGCCCACGGCCGACCGCGTAGAGCTGTTCGGTGGTGACCTCGGCTCTGAGGCGGCTGTCACGTTCGAGGCGCACACTCGTCTGTACGAGTCCATGCCCAAGCTCGACGACATTCTCGCCGGCAAGGACATCCCGATGCCCAAGGACCTGAGTATCCGCTACTGCCTTGCCATGGGGCTGGCCACGCGCCTCGACGCCACCAACTTCGAGCCCGCGTACAAGTTCCTGCAGAAGATGCCCGGCGACGTGCAGACGCTGACCGTCAAGCTGGCGTACAAGCGCGACAAGGGCCTTGCCTCGTCCCCTGCATTCACGCAGTGGGCAACGGCGAACCAAGCAGCTTGGAAGCGTAGCTGATGGCCAACCAGCTCGACTGGACGCGCCTGCCTGACTCCAGTTGGGCGGTGTACGTGCACCACGACCATCCCACGCGGGCGATGGCGCGCAGGCTGTCGAACATTGACGCGTACAGGTCGCTGTTCACCGTCGTCCGACCCGCGCGCGGCGCCAACGGGGTTGTGGCTGCCGGCGCTGGGTGGGTGGTCGGCGGGCGGGGGTTCGAGACGGCAACGCTCGTGCCCACGCTTGACGACGCCAAGTTGCGAGTTGAAGCCATGTTCGCCTTGGAGTACGATTCGCTCGTTTAATCCCTCGGGATTAGTTTTTACCTTACTTGTTCACTGGAGATTTTCATGACTCAACGACAGACCCTCGCAACGATGCCCGTGGCGCAGAACTCGCCTCAGACCGAGCGGCTTGAGCAGGCGTACAGCCGGCTCGGCATGTTCGACCCGTTTATCGCTGCGGTGATGACCAAGGTCGAGCGCCGTGTCGTCGACGCCAATATCACTGCCTGCACCAACGGCCACGTCGTGGCCTACAGCGAAGCCTTCCTCGCCAAGCAGACGACCGAGCAGATTTACGGCCTCGTCATGCACGAGAGCATGCACGTTGTGCTGATGCACATGTGGTTCCGCGGGGACCGTGACCCGGCGCTGTGGAACTACGCCAACGACGCGATCATCAACAAGCTGATTCGCGACAAGGGTGTGTCATCGGGCGTTGCCATCGACCTGCCCGCGGGCGGTGTAGAGCTCAAGTGGGTCACCGAGGACATGACCTCTGACGAAGTGTACGACCGGCTGCGCAAGAACCCACCACCCCCTCAAGGCGGCAAGGGCAAGGGCAAGGGCGGGCCCGGCGACGGCGAGCCCGGCGACGGTGAGCCCGGCGACGGTGAGGGCAACCCCGCCGCTGGTGGCTTCGATGGCCAAGGCGACATTGAGGACGCTCCCGACGAGGGCCGCTTGCTCGACATGCAGGCTGCCATTCAGGCCGCTGCCAAGATGGTGCGCGATTGCGGCCAAGGCTCTGCGCTCATCGACCGCGTGCTCGGCGGGCTCAAGCCTCCCAAGGTGCGCTGGCAGGATGCACTGCGCAACATGCTCACCGAGTCTGCTCGTGCGGACTACAGCTTCAGTCGGCCATCTCGGCGGTTCATGTCGTCCGGGCTGTACTTGCCGTCGCTCAACACGCCGGCTATGGGCGGGCTGCTGGTGGGCTTCGACACTTCGGGCTCGATGGGCCCCGAGCAGTGCGACCAGATGGCTTCCGAGATTCGCGCCATTGCCGAGGACCTGCAGCCTGCGTTCATCGAGGTCGTGTACTGCGACTACAGCGTGACGCACGTGGAGATGTTCGAGCGCGACGACATGCTCGCGCTGCACCCCAAGGGTGGTGGCGGCACGCGTTTCCAGCCTGTGTTTGAACACGCCACCACGTCCGGCCACCACTACGCGGGCATGGTGTTTCTCACCGACATGGAGGGCAACCTCGACGAGTGTGTCGAGCCTGATTACCCGGTCCTCTGGGCCAACATTGGTTACCGCGACTACGCCGCCCCGTTCGGCGATGTGGTCAAGGTTGACCTGTGAATGCAACAACAACTGTCATAACTGGAGCCATCATGGACGCCCGACAAATCAAACACCTCTTCGACATTCTCGCGGAGGTTCAATCCCGTGCTACCCGCACGGAGAGCAAGCTGGTTCGCTTCGCAGAAGAGCTCGGGCTCAACATCGAGAACGACCCCAACTGGCTCACTGTGAACAACGACACGTTGACCGTGTATGTGGGCACCCTCGGGCGCTCGATGCTGGTCATCCAGACCGACATGAAACGCAACGGCGCGCTGCATGTGGGCAAGGTCTACGACCTCGTGCACCGTGGCGAGAACGTGGGCTCGATCGTCTACCAACCCAACCTGAAGTGAGGTCAGCATGAAAAACCCACCCATGTACCACCGCGTGCAGATACCCAAGCCGTACGTGCCGAGCGGCGCCACGAACATCGCCAAGACCATCGACGCCGAACGCCGGCGGCTGGCCGCGCTCGCAGCGCAAGCTGCCCCGGTTGCCAACGTGCAACCATTACGCAAGGTGTCGAAATGAGCGAGCCACGCACCCTGCCGCCGCTGGAGTGGCCGTTCCCAGTCAGCCCGGTGGCAACCATGAACGTCTTCACGCCCTACGACACCCGCGTGAAGTGGATTGCTGAGCAATACGCTCGCAACCTGCGCCTGCTGGGCGTCAACCTTATCTGACCATCAGGTCGATCCGCTGCCAGTCGGCTACTGGCGATTCTCTCGAAAGTTGAAACCATGAAACGCAATCTGATCTCCTTCGCAGTCCTCGCAGCTGTCGGCCTGTCGGCACACGCCGGTGTGTTCGGGAACACAACGTACAACGACAACAGCGTCAAGCCCACGGCCAACGCCAGCGCCAACGCGGTGGCAGCTGCCAACGCCAACGCTGCGGCCGTCGCCAACCAGCACCAGGGTCAGGCCCAGGTGCAGGGTCAGGTCCAAGGCCAGAGCGCCGTGTCGAGTTCGGGCGGCAACGTCCAGAGCAACGCCGGCAACAACGCCAGCCAGTCGACCAACGTGAACGTGGAAGCCGAGAAGACGTGGCGCACCGCCGCGTCGGCCACCGCCGCCGCACTGACGTCGGCCAACGGAACCTGCATGGGGAGTTCCAGCGTGGGCGCGCAGGGCACCTTCGGCCTGTCGTTCGGCACCACTTGGACAGACACCAGCTGCGACATCCGCTACGACGCGCAGGCACTGGCTGCCATGGGTCTGAAGGACGCCGCCACGGCGCGGCTGTGCCAGAAGTCTGAGATCGCTGACGCGATGGCTCTGGCCGGTACGCCCTGCCCGAAGGCCAAGGCAGCGCCTGTGGCGGCCGCCAACCCTGTGCCTGCGCCTCTGGTGGTCAGCGCGGCGTACACCGGCAGCGACCCCATCGTGATGGAGCGCTTGGGTCTGGCGAAGTAAGCCATGAACAGGGCCAGCGACAAGATTCGGGCCCTGCTGCGGGGTGAGCACAGTGATGGACTGTCCGCCCCGCAGCTTGCGCGACGCATCGGAAAAGACGCCCGCACAACGATGCGTGCTTTGCGTGGCATGCCCGACACCTACATCGACCGCTACTACGAGCGCCCCGAGATCAAGCCCACCGCAATCTGGTGCTCGGTCGTCCCCCCGCCTGACTGCCCGCCACCCACCGAAACCAAGCGCAACCGAGAGTTTCGGCTGACTAGAGAGAGGAAACAAACACCATGACCGACTGGCCCACCTGGAATCAATCAATCGAAAAGAGACGAACTATGAACGCACTGCCACCACCGCCTGTTGCTTGGCGAATTGATCCCCTTGACCGTGGGATTAAGTCGTATGAATCGCAGCCGGTCACATCTTTGCCGCAACAACGTGACATCTGGGTCAAAGAAGGCTGGGACGTTGAACCTCTCTACACCGCCGAAGCCGTCGAGCAAGCCATCGAACCCCTGCGCCAGCGCATCGCAGAGCTTGAAGCACAGCAGCCGTCAATTGATGAGGTGATGGCACAAGTTCAGGTATTTGCATCAGCGTGGAGTTTAGTCGGCGGTCGGCTTGACAACGGTTCTATGCTTGACCAATCAAAAATCGCTAAAGCAGAGCTCCGCGCAATGCTGGCAACCAAGGAGAAATCGTGAGCAAACTGCCACCACTGCCCGCGCACGATTACCGCTTTGAAGACCCGGAGGATGAACCTGATATTTTGGCGTTCGGGGTTAAAACAATGACGGCCTACACCGAGCAATCAGTCAAGCAAGTAGCCGAGCCGCTGCTGGCGCGCATCGCAGAGCTTGAAGCGAAGAACGTGAAACTTGAGCAATTGTGCGACTCAACCTATGTCGCCCAAGGTGCGGACGCTTACAACCGCGCCCGCGACCTGATGGAGCAATGGCAGGGGGACCGCGCGGGGGCAGGCAAAGAAATTGGCTGTCAGGGCAGTCTGAGCGATGGCATGGGATGGCTCTATACGCGCATCGCAGAGCTTGAGGCACAGCAAGCACAGCAGCCGCTGAGTGAGCGGGAGGCCAACATAGGCCGAGCCATTGAGAGAGCGGCCCGCGAACTGCCTGACGGCGCAGTTATAACCATAGACCTCGAAAAAGACGCAGGCACGGTAACTTGCTACGTCCCAGAACCAGAAGCCATTTTTGTTGTAGATGGCGATGGCCCGTTCAGCGAACAGATCAACGAAGCGATCTGCGCCTGCATTAAAGCGGAGCGTGCAGCTATTGCAAAAGCGACGCCACACAACATCAAGGAGAAATCGTGAGCAACAACACACTAGAAACGCTGAAACTGCTCGACCGGGTGTTTCAAGAAGCTGTGCCGAAATTCAATTGGGGCGCGTCTTTTTTAGATGCTAACGCGATTGATCTTTTGAATCGCGCGCCGCCAGCACTTACGCGCCTTATTGCAGAGCTTGAAGCGCAGCAGTCACAGCCTGATCCGACACACGGGCAGATTGTGGACATTGTGAACCACCACCTTACAAGCGTGTACGTTTGCACTCGGGTCTGGTCGGCGTGGGGTGTCGGCACAATGTCAGAAGATGATTTTAGCGAGGCATCCGAAACTGACTTGCCAGCGGGTCTTGCTGGCGCGATTCTTGATTTCCTGCGTGCCCACCCACCAGCACAGCCTGAGCAAGAGCCTGTGGCTTGGATGAGTCCAAACAAAGAGCGCTTGGAGTTTTCCCGTAAAGATACTGTGTATGGGTCGCACACAATTCAGCTCTACACAGTGCAGCAGACCCGCGCCGCTTACGCGCAGGGCCAGAAAGACTCCCGCAAGCTGTTAGTTAGGGCGCGAAACATAATGTCTCACCCGGCTAACTGGGCAGAGGAACAGACGCACCACGAAAGCCGACTGAGGCTGTCTGTCGAAATTGCTGAACACCTAAACGGCCTAGAAAACAGCACCGCGGGGGGTGCGCCGTGAACTGCCCACGGTGCGGCGCGGCCAGTAGCGTGCTGGAGACCCGGCACAGCGAGGGGACCTACACGACAACTCGCAAGAGGCTGTGCTTCAACGAGCACCGTTTCGCGACGGTGGAAATCCATGCAGCGGTGTTCTGCTCGGCCAAGCCGCGCAACAAGAACTTCGTCGAGACGGTGCGCCGGCGCGTGAACGTGTTTGTTCGCGACGCGCAGATAGCCAAGGCCCTCAGAAACAAGACGGCCACGTGGCAGGCGCTGGCGGAGAAATTTTATCTAACCAAGTCCGCGGTGTACCTCGCCGCGAAGCGTGGAGGCAAGCGATGACGGCGAAGAAATTCGAGCAAGAGCTTACAAAGATTCTGGAGTCCGATAGCTTCACAATACTGCGTGTGGAACAGACCAAAAGCGACCACTTGAGATGGACTCTATCTCGCGGCGGCACTACAATTACTCTACTTACTGGACTAACCCCGTCAGACCGACGGGCCATACTCAACAGCCGTGCGTTCGCGCGCAAAATGATCAAGGAAAAACTCGATGAACTCGAATACATGGGACGTGCACACGGTGCACAGTCGCGCGCAATTGCTCGCAGCAATCGGAGCCGCGACGCCGGAGACGGGCCACGGAAAGCCCACAGCCATACGACTGGGGCGCACGATGTACCGGTTCCCCAAAGGCATTGACGCCGCCCGCTGCAGGCAGCTGGTGCGCAACATTCGCCGCACGCCCGCCAAGGCGTTTGTGGCGCAGGAAGCTCGGGACTGACGCGTGAAAACCCTCACAATCGACTTCGAGTCGTTCTACGATACGGACTTCTCGCTGTCCAAGCTGACGACCGACGGGTACGTGCAGGACCCGCGGTTCGAGATCATCACCGTGTGTGTGATGGACGACGACCTGAACTTCAAGTTCCACGACATCGACCTCAACGACCCGACGTCGATCGCCGCGTTCCAGAACGCGTACCCGTGGAGCGAGTGCTGGGTCGCCGCGCACAACACCCTGTTCGACGGGTTCATCATGACGCAGCGCTTGGGCTTGATGCCCAAGATGTGGCTCGACTCGCTGTCGCTTGGACGCATGTTCATGCCGTGGCTCAGGTCGCACTCGCTGGCGTTCATGGCCAAGGCGCTCGGGCTGCCGGACAAGGGCACTGAAGTCGGCAACGCGCGGGGCAAGAGCCGCGCATGGTTCCTCGCTAATCCCACGGAATTAGCTGCGTACCAAGCCTACTGCAAGCACGACACGTGGCTGTGCGCCCGCATCATCAAGACGTTTCTGCACAGGGCTCCCCCTCTGGAGCTTCTGCTGATCGACATGACGGTGCGCATGTTCACTGAGCCAGCGCTGCTCGGCGACGTGCCCCGCATGCAGCAGCTGTACGCAGACGAGGTGGTGCGCAAACAGCGCCTGCTGGACAACTGCGGTGTGGCCCGAGAGGACTTGATGTCAGCGGAGAAGTTCGCCGGTGCGCTGCGCAACATGGGCGTGAGCCCCCCTATGAAAGTCAGCCTGATTACGGGCAAGCAGACCTACGCGTTCGCCAAGAGCGACAAGGCGTTCACCGACCTGCTGGACCATGAGCTGCTCGACGTGCAGGCGCTGGTCGCCGCGCGGCTGGGGGTCAAGACCACGATCGCCGAGACCCGCACACTGCGGTACATCGCCGCGGCGCAGCGCGGGCCGATGCCTGTGTACCTCAACTTCTGGGGCGCCAAGACCACCGGCCGGCACTCGGGCGGCAACCAGATGAACTGGCAGAACATTCCGGCGCGTGGGCCCAGCGCCGGGCTGCGGGAGGCCATCGTTGCGCCCTACGCGCATGTGGTCATGGCGGGCGACTCGTCCAACATCGAACTGCGCATGGTCATGGCCGCCGCGGGCCAGTGGGACGTGCTGGACAAACTGCGCAAAGGCATCGACCTCTACTGCGATTTCGCGTCTGACCTGTTTGGCCGCACCGTCACCAAGGCCGACAAAGCCTCGCGGCAGCTGGGCAAGATCGCCATGTTGTCGCTGCAGTACGGCGCCGGTGCTGAGCGCTTTCAGGAGATGGTGCGGCAGCAGGTGCTCGGTGACCCCACGTCCGGGCTCACCGTCATCAGCAACAACGAGGCGCAGCGCATCGTGTCGCTGTACCGCGCCAAGCACCACAAGGTCGTTCAGCTGTGGAACTACTGCCAAGACACGGTGTTGCCAGACATCGCCAACGGGTGCTCCATGGTGCCTGTGGACGTGAACGGCTGGTGCTTCACCGTCAACGGGGGCTTCTCTCGCGGCGGCGAACCGGGCGTGGTGTACAAGGACTTGCAGCTGGACGTGGCCACCGGTGACTGGACGTACCTCATGGGCGCTGCGCGCGTGCGCATCTACGGCCCCAAGGTGGTGGAGAACCTGTGCCAGCATCTGGCGCGGCACGTGGTCATGTGGCAGACAGCGCGCATCCACACAGTGGAGCCAGTCAAGCTGTCGGCGCACGACGAGGCCGTGTGTGTTCCCAGCATCGAGCGCGCGCCGGAGGTCAAGAAGTGGATGACGGAATGTTTGTCGCTGGCCCCCGAGTGGTGCCGCGCGGTGTTGCCGGTGGCGTGTGAAGTGCACAGTGGGAGGTCGTATGCAGATTGCAAGTGACACCACGCCCGGGGCTGCCTCACAACTGGCCCTTGAAGCCTTGGAGCAGCCATGATTGAACTGAATCCGACCCGCACCGCCGGCGCGATGTTCGACGGGGCGCGGGAGTACACCCGGGCGAATGAGGCGCTCCCATCGTGGGTACGCGTTGGCGCGCACACAGACCCGCGCAACATCACCTTCGACGACTTCGGCGTCAACTTACGCTGTCTCGACGGAGTTTTGGTGCTGGCCGTGAGCGTGCCTGCGGGGTGGAAAGAATTGCATACCGCTACCTCATGTATCCCACAAACCCGCCGCGAGGTGCTGGAGGCCATTCAGGCTGACATCGCCGCGCAACTTGCCATCATCGCTTTGGAGACCCCATGACAGTTATGCCGTTGTCGTTCAGCCGACTCAACACGTTCGAGCAGTGCCAAGCCAAGTTCGACTACATGTACGTCACCAAGAGCGTGAAGGACCAAGGCAGCAGCGCGTCGGAGTATGGCAACCGCGTGCACGAGGCGCTGGAGCTTCATGGCCGGGCGGCCGCTGCCAAGGACCCCGGCATCGCCGCGCGGCTGGCGCTGGACACCACGCCCGAGCGAGCGCAGACTCTCAAGCAGTGGGGGCCATTGGTGGAACGTATCGCTGCGCGCCCCGGCACCAAGCTGTTCGAGCACCAGATGGCGGTCAACAAAGACCTGCAGCCGGTGGACTGGTTCGCCAAGGACGTGTGGATTCGTTCGATCGCCGACGTGCTCATTGTTGACGGCGACAAGGCGGTGTGCATTGACTGGAAAACAGGCAAGGTCAAGGACGACCCGTCGCAGTTGCAGCTGTTTGCGGCGATGGTGATGTGGCAGTACCCCGAGGTGCAGAAAGTCACGACCTCGTTCATCTGGCTGGCCTATAATCAGACCACTGACGCAACTTATGACCGGCGCTATCTGGGCGCCCTGTGGAACGCACTCAAGCCACGGTTCGACCGTGTTCAAGAGGTCATCGAACTCGGTGTGTTCAAAGCCAAACCTTCGCCGCTGTGCAACTGGTGCGCGGCCAAAACGATCTGCCCTGACGCAAGGACCCGGTGATGCGTAACGAGAACGGTGTCAAGAAGCTGGTGCGCGCGGTGCTCGACGCCGAGCCGCCAGACCACATCTGGTACTTCATGCCTTCGGCCAACGGCTTCGGCCGCCAAGGCATCCCCGACTTTGTCGGCATGCACAAGGGGCGCATGTTCGCCATTGAGACCAAGTTCAGCAACAACGAGCTGACGCCATACCAGCTACGTGAGGTGACCGACATCATCAGGGCCGGTGGCCGGGCGTGGATCGTTCGCGACACTACGCTCGATGGGTTCCGCGCAGAGTTCCGCGAGTGGGTAGACCTGCACAACGCACTGACCGCCTGACATGCTCATTCAAGCTGACAAGCGTCGCCTGATCATCAACACGCCCGATCACGGGCGCATCACCGCCGTCATCCCGCACGCCAAGGTAGCGCAGCATGGGCCGGACACACTGGTCGCTGTGCCGTATGGTGTGGAAGAGTCGCTGGTGCTGCGCAATCTGGGCTTCTCCGTGCCGCCCCCGGTGCTGGAGTATTACGACTGGCCCGGGCGCTTCCCGCCCATGGACCACCAGAAAGAGACCGCCGCGTTTCTGACCACGCACAAGCGCTCGCTGTGCCTGAACGCGCCCGGCACGGGCAAGACGCTCAGCGCGCTGTGGGCAGCCGACTTTCTGCTCACCGAGGGCGTGGCCAAGAAAGTGCTGATCATCGCGCCGCTGTCCACGCTCAAGGTAGTGTGGGGCCGCGAGATCAAGCACCACCTGCCGCACCGCTCGTTCGTCATCTGCACGGGCACACAGGCCAAGCGGCTGTCGCTACTGGATACGCCCGGGGTGCAGTACGTCATCATCAACCACGACGGCTTCACCAACATGGCCGGCTACCTCCACGACTTCGACGTGGTCATCTATGACGAGGCGACTGCGGTCAAGACCGCCGGCTCTGTGCGCTACCGCGTGTTCGCCAAGTGGGTCGGCCGGTGGCAGCCGTGGCTGTGGTTGTTGACTGGCACGCCGATCGCACAAAGCCCCACCGACGCGTGGACGTTGGCCCGCTTGGTGGACAGCCCGACGGTGCCCCGCAGCTTCACCGCGTTCAAGGACCGCGTGATGCAGAAGATCACGCAGTTCAAGTGGGTCGCGCGCCCCGATGCACTGGAGACCGTGCGGGCTACGCTGCAGCCATCCATCAGGTACTCGTTGGACGAGTGCAAGGACCTGCCACAGACCAACTTCGTCGGGCGCTACTGCGACCTGACGCCGGCGCAAAAACAAACCTTCGGCGAGATGCAGAAGGACGCCATCGCTACGTTCTCGGGCAAGACAGTGAGCGCTGCGAACAGCGCAGTCGCGCTGGCCAAGTTGCTGCAGATTTGCTGCGGCGTGGTGTACACAGATCAGGGCACGGAGAGAATCGACGCCAAGCACCGGCTTGAGACTTTGCGCGAACTGATCGAAGAGATCGGCGACAAAGTCATCGTGTTCTGCCCGCTTCGTGGCGCACAGAACTGGTTGTACCAAGAGCTCAAGTC